AAACGACATCCAAGAAAGATACCAATCGGGGTAGCTGAAGTAGTACCCGTATCTTTTTGAATGGTAGTTGTGGTTCCAGCGTCATTTAGTTTGACGATGTCACCGTAACAAATCCTTGTGGATTCTGTCGATAGGATAGGATACTGACGGAAGGAATTATTGTAATTCCCTGCCAGACTACCCATAGGACGCAATCCAAAGGGAGCAGCGGTAGCAGACATTTCTGTCCCTCCTTTTATCTACGGCAAGCTCCCAGCTCAGGTCACTTGCCAAATGTTGTTTTCGTAGTCCGTTCTGGCTTTAGAACAGGCATACGACTATCAGATTGTCTCATGTAATTATTGTCCACTGAATCGATCTGCGACTGATTCATTTCTCTGTGGGCTTGCTTACGAGACTCGACATATTCGGTTGAATTTTCGCAAAGTAGCAATCCTCCAACCTCAACATTGCCCTGAAATCTAGAATCGATATCAGGTAGCACTTGTAATTCAGGATGATCATCAGCTTTGACAGGTGTCCAACCTTCACGAAACTTAGACGATACATTTGTATTGTCACTCTGACCCATAGTTGATGTGCGAATCCAGCGATACTTTACGCCTTCTCTGGGTTCGGGGACAGGTAACGTACTAGCACGTTTCCAAGTTTTAGGACGCTCGAATTTTTCACGAGACTGATTGTTGCGTGGGGTTCTATCTGACATCTGAAGACTCCTTCAAGACTTGTGCAGCGTATTGCTCAGGTGTTATTCCCATTCTTTTGCAGAGCTTGACCGCTGATGAGGTTAGTTGCACCTTGCGTGGTTTTTTTGCACTCCGACTTTGGGGGGCAACCACGGAACCAGTTTGACGCACAGGTGCTTCTTCCTCTATTTCTTGCACATCAAACTTGTCTGGAAAAGTTTTTCTCATGGCTTCATCTATCTTTTGGTAATATTCATCGCCAGAGGTATGTAATCCTTCTTTTACCAACCTCTCATGAACACCAAATGCATAGCCAGTCATTTCAGAATCCTTGCCAAACCACTCATTTTTCTTACTCCACTCAAGTGCTTTATCATCTGGCTTTTGCACTTGTGGAGTTTGTTGAGTATCGGCTGGCTGTGCCACAGGCGGTGGAACATTGTCCTGCCTCTTCTGTGGCTTAAAAGAATCAACTCTATATTTTTCATTTTGTAATTGAGTCATTTTCTCCTGAGCTGAAATTAAAGCATCAGGATCTCCCGTTTCATAAGCTGCTTTATAAGCAGCCTTGGCTTTGTCCAACTCAGCATCAACACGCCCTTTGGCCTGATCAAGGAGAACACCTTCTCCGTCATCCAAAGCCTTTCGCAACTTTTGATTTTCATCTGAAAGTCTTTTAGCGTAACTGATCGCTTCGTCCTGAAGCCTAGAAGCCTCTTCTTTTCGTCTTTTTTCCTCGTGATACTCAAACTTTAGCTTGTTTATTCTTTTCTGAACATCTTTGCTATAGCTTGCTATTTCCTGATCATCTGGAATATTTGACTCGTCAGTGGCCTCTGTTCTGGGCTTTTCTTCAGGTTTTGCGTCTTCGACAATCTCAACCTCAAAGTCTGAATCGTTGACTTCTTCAAACTTAATCTCTTCTTGTAAGTTATCGGTAACTTTTTCTTGTGCTTCGTTCATGCTCTTGAATATCCTCTTGGGTCATCGACCACAGCCTCAACCGTGTCATCGTTAATAAGACGAAACTCTTCCTTATCTATCTTAAATCTTGTCCCAGAGTAGGATCGAAAGATAACAAAGTCTCCTTCTTTACAGTACGGGCCATTTGGAAACTTATCAGCATCCATGTAGGCGTCTGGCCCAGTCTTTACGACAAAACCTAGAACTGAAGCAGTTTGCTCTGCATTCTTCAGCGCATCTGGCATGTATATACCAGAGTCGGTTTTCTCTTTGACTTCAAGTGGTTTTATTAAGAGTTTGTACCCGGAGGGTACTGGTATTTTTAATGCAACGTCTTCGTTGACTTCTTTTTTTGCAGAATACATCTGTTTTCCTTTTGCAGCGATTAGAGGCTCACAGCGCCTTTGCAGGGACATCCCCGTAGGTAGTATTCCTTACAATATACTACACAGTTTTTAATTTCGGAACCCCTATTCGTTAATGAATCTTTCTTCGAGGTCAATAATATCTCTTTCGACTTGTGCGAGGGCATCCACCTTTCCTGCTGCCTCTCTATATTCTTCATAGGATTTGCACCCACCACAGGCCATATGGTCAGCGAGAGCATTCATATATTCTCTGATTTTAGATTTGATGGGTGTATATATCGTATCATTCTTTTCCATTTTCATTATTACTGTTTGCCAGCTCCCTTGCTATTTCAAGACCTATATCTGTCCCTTCTGAAATATCGTCTCTTCTTGCCTGATCAAGATCAGTTGCCAGTCTAACTCCGATTTTTGCACCTTCTCTCAATTCCTCTGACTCAAGACGATCTTTTTGCATTTCAATATTTTGGGATTTAGCCTGCATGTCTGCCTGAAGTTTAGCTATATCCATCTCTTTCTTATGCATAAACTCTGCTTCTTTCAAAGCTATTTCTTTCTGCTGTATTATTGTCAGAGGATCTTGCTGCTTCTTCATATTCTCTTTTTGCTGCATTTCTGCAATATCCTGACGAAGAAGTTTTTCAGCAGCTTGTGAAGCCAGTCTACTTAATTCTAGTTCTACATCTTCGGGTAGCTTTGCCTCATCATCTGGCATTCCCACACCAAGATTCTTTTCTATTTCTTTTCTATACTGGAATGCAACATGCTCTGTTACGTGAGCCGCCAAAGCAGCCTGTATTGCACCAGCAAAAGGAGACTGACCAACTATTTCTTTTAGCTTTGGATCCTGCGCTGCTGCCAGATGCACAGATATATGGGCCTCGTGATCCTGATACTTAAACGCTTTTACAGGCTCTTGTTTTAGGATTGCCATGTTTTCTGTTACAGGATCTGCTGCCTTTACATCATCTGGTAACTTAATAAGCTCCTGAGCGTCCTTGATGCCTAGAACTTCAAGCATTTGCCTGTGTAGCTTGCCCATGTCGTATAATTGTGGTGCCTGTTGTGCAAGCTGCAAAGCAGCCTGATACTGAACAACCCTTTGCGCCATAGTAGCAGCATTTGGATCTGAAACAGGTATGACATCAATCCTGCCATCAAAGTCTTCCTGTCTGTTAAAATCACCATCAAGATCATAAGAATACTCAGGTGGCATGTAATCTTTTATTATTTTTGCCAACAATCTTAATTCGTTTTTTAGTGATGCATGTAGTCTTGCCTGCACACCAGACATGACTTTCATACTGCGCTCCATAAGAGCCAGCGTTGTTCCTACTGGGGCTTGCGGGTTGAGGTTTCCAACTTGTACATCCGCAACGGAGCCAATCCTTCTCCCCTCTTCGACGATGTTTCCAAGCAGTTGATACAGGACACTTGATGGTTCCTTGTAAGGAAGGAATGCAATCGAATCCCTAATTGCACCACCCGGTACGTCAACATCCCTGAACTCACCCGGCATGAGAGGCGAATCATCACCTTTAATACGAAGGCCGCGAGCTTTGAGACCAGCAGGGAGATTAGAGAGCGTACCCGCATCGATAAGCTGACGAAGGATACTCGTAGCACTCTTAGCCAGACCACCAATGAGGTGTATGAGTCCCGTGCCGTAAAAGCCAAGACCCGGCAGATACCTGTAATGTACGAAGTGCTGACGTTTTTTCTTTTTTGCATCACCTTCATACCAGTTTCTCCTTATGGACAATATGGTTTCTGACGATTTGTCTATTGTGATTATGTAAGGTCTTGCTATGCCATCAGGATCATCAAATGGTTCAGGCATGATCATATCGACATGCATCTCCAGAAGAGTGTGCCTGTCGTCATCTTCAATGACCGCTGTTTCGCCTTCTATCTCATCATACTTTTCCTGTATGTCTGAATAGTCTGGCTGTGGCTCAGGGAGATCTACGTCAATATAGAACTCGTTTACCTGAAGCTCCCTGATTTCATTCTGTGTTTTTTTCATGACATGCGTATAACGTGGACATGTCATAAGATCTGAAGCGCCATAGGAAACCACGAAGTCCTCTGCTGGCACAAACATGGCACATGGCCTTTCCATCAGAGGATCATAATAAACCTTTTTGAAAGATGATCCTGCGAGAGGCAATCTGAAAAGCATCTGCTCTGTTTCATCACGATACTCTGTCATCTCCTCTGTCAGGAGATAGTTCATTTCATCTTCTATTCTTGTGGCCTGTTTTAGTTTGTCCTGATCTTTTTTGCCCATAATCTTTGTGCGAACTGGGCCAGACGCAGGAAAGATCTCTCCCATTGCCTGTGCCTGAAATCTTACAGTGGCCTCTGTCAGGATTGGATGAAATACTCCTGAAGCCCCCTGCCAAGGCTGTGTTCTTTCTTCAATCTTCATACCTAGAAGGTCAAGTCCTTTTACATAGGATCTGGCCCAATCCCTTCTTGACTCTCTATCTGAATTAAAATCATCAATAAGCTCTGATGCCAAAGATTGCAGATCTGCCTCATCAATGAACTCTGCCAGATTAGCGTCATGGTCTGGCCCCATAACCTCATCTGCCACTTCACCAGTGAAATCAATTAGCATAGCTGAGTCTTCTGTTGTCACAGATACAGCCTCTGGATTGACAACTTCTATCTGAACCTCTTCGGATTCTTCTCCTGACGGCATGGGGTTTAGAGGTTTTTCAATAGCCATTTCATTTCATCCTTGTGATAATATTTTGTTCACTATACCAGCAAGTGACCGTTTACGCTATCAGTAGTATTCAACTGGCCTTCTATATTGTGGCTCATCATCCCACTCATCCATTGACGATCTTATCCAGCCGCCCTGTCTAAATCTAAGCAAAGCCTGAGTTGTGGAGTCCACAAGATCATCATGATCCCCTGCTGGAAACGCAGCACATTCTTCAATAACTTCATCTGCCCATCTTGTGGCAGGACACCATATTACACCGCTGGCAAACAAATCACTGACAGCGTTTACACGGGCTATTTTATCCTGTCCACGGGACGGTGTGAACTCTGTTACAGGTATTCCCATAGCCCGAAGCTCAAAAATCAGCGGAGATCCTGCTGCTTTTGCCTCAACAATCATCTGATCTGGCTCAAATTCCCAATATTTGTCGTAGGCTGCACGTTTTAAATCAGGAAATTCCAGTTTTTCCTTGTATGCATCAAGCAGAATCAGGTTTGGCTGGCTTTTTCCGTCATCATCAGGCCAATAAAACACGCCCCAAGTGGTGCAAGCACTGTAATCGGCTCTTTGTGTCTTTAAAAATGCCGTATCCCAGCTTTGTATGATAGCTTCACACGGCGGAGGGCTGTCTTTTTCCCATTCCTGCCACCATTCACGCTTAATTAGCGCACCTTCTTCGGATGTCGGGTCTTGCTGGTACTGTGCAGACCATTTTGCAACAGGAAGTTCGGCTCTCAAAGACTCTAATTGATCCATAGGCCAGAACTCAGGCCATAAAGGGTCTCCAGATGGCATGATTGCAGGCAATTCTATGACTTCCCAGTCATCAACACCCTCTTTTTGCGTCACTGATTTGATAATTTTTCCTGTCAGGTCTCTTGTAGACCATCTTGTCATGACAATTATAATCGATCCGCCCGGCTGAAGTCGCTGTCTTGGCCCTGATGTGTACCACTCATAGACTTTGTCGTATACTTCTGGGTTGTAAGCCCCCAGTGCCGCCTCCTGCTCCGAGTGGGGGTCGTCAATAATGAGAACGTCAGCACCTTTACCAGTAACTGCACCACCAACACCAATAGCAAAGTAGTCTCCACGCTTGTTTGTGTTCCATCTTCCAGCAGCTTTCGAGTCCGAAGACAACTCGATGCCCGGAAATACTGCTTGAAAGTCTTCCTGACTTATCAGGTTTCTGACTTTACGACCAAATCCTACAGCAAGTTCTGCCGTATGTGCAGTCTGTATGATTTTTTTCTCTGGATATCTGCCTAGAAACCATGCTGGAAACAGATAAGAAGCAAACTCTGACTTGGTGTGTCGTGGTGGCATGTTGATTATAAGGCGTTTCAACTCACCGTTTGCCACACGCTCAAAGGCATCTGCCATAATTTTGTGGTGCCTACCACCAATAAACGCAGGCCACATCTTTTTGACAAAGGTCAGGAAGTCAGAACGAGAGGCTTCTTTTTCTTTCGCCTCTTCAAGTTCCATAATGAGATCCAGCATCTCTTTTTGATCCTGCAAAGGCAAAGAGTTTATCTTTGCTTTCACCAGAGCCAGATCATTCATGCGTCATACCTCATAACTATTTTATTATTTTAACGATATAGTTGGTTCCGTCAGCGTTTTTTGATATCTCAACTGTTTTGTTTTCACAGGCGTATCTGACGGAGGTGCTTTTTTTATACAGGTTTCTTTCGATAGTTCGCTTTGCCTTGAGACATTTGGCAATTTGCTCAAAGGCTGTATGTTCTGCAACGTCACCGCCCATGTACAAAATCAGTGTGATCGTTTCAATTACCACGTTGCTCATTCCTCATTTTTTCAATGGTTGCCTCGATGTTTGTTAAACGCTTTTCAAAAAAATCCAGCGTGAGTTTTTGGGTTTGATCATGTGGCAGCTTGCCCGAATCGGCCTGTTCTTGTAATTTTGCAAGCTGAACCGATAGATTCTCGATCAGCATATATTGCTCTGCGTCCTGTGGGAGCGAACCAGCCTCTCCTCTGGGCCATTTTATGCGAAATTCTGTGTTTTGACCTAAATCAGCCTCAATGAGTATAATGTCATTCTCTATGCTATTTAAACGCTCTATAATTCCAAAATAAGCCCATGTCCCAATGGCGGCCCCGACAACCATAGCAATAAGATTGCGTATTGGCATGGAGAGTTCTGTGTTTTCACTTAGCTTTGTTGCCATATCTGCATTAGCCTTGTTAATGACGGAGGGGAGCGGAAAGGACACGCTCTACCCTCCGGGGATGAAGGGAGACTAACATCCCTCCAAATCATATACACTAGATAATGATTTTGCCATCCCCTTATTTTTTAGACTTCTTGGGTCTGCCGCGCTTTTTAGGTGGAGCTTTACCGCCAACCCAAGCCTCGTTTATTGTTGGTGTTTTTTTATTATCTCCCTTTAGTTTTCCAGATTTATCTCTGGCTCTCAGATAAGATGGTTCAGATTTCTCCTCCTCGAAGAAAAATGGAAAGAAAATTTTTAGAATTTTTTTAATCATCACAATCCCTTTCTTGATGTGAGTCTCCCTATATTATAATATATAATTATTATAATATATATGATTAGTAGATTATAATATACTAACATATGATTTGTTGGGAGACAAACGATGCCTTTTTTACAGAGCAATATAAATCATTTCAAATGCTGGGTCAGACGTGAATATACATGTAATCACATGAAGTATCATGGTGAGTTTTTACACGCTATGTGTATTGCTGTGACAACCATGCCTAATCGGTGTTTAAGTTTTCAAGTTATTTTTACAGGCTGTGAGACAGATGACGAAGATGAGCCAAATGTCCACGGCGGTGCCATGTGGGCCAGAATGCCAATAACAGCGTTAGTTGGCGACACACCCTTTGAAGACTGGCCTGAGCCAATGCCCGTGCATTTCGCACAGCCTTGGGACTGCATGTCACACACCCACTCAGTCTACACGCTAAACAGAGCAACACCCTGTCCTTGGTTAGCAAAGGTGGATA